CGATAACGGCAACCAACACAGATTTAGCGCCATTGGTGGCCACTTTGGTGGCAGCATGGATGGCGCAGGTGTAGGATTTCCCGAAGCACCAAAGACCTGGCATGTGTTGGAATTTAAGACCAGTAACGCCAAAGGATTTAATGCTCTGGTCAAAAAAGGCGTAAAGGAGGCCAAGCCGCAACACTGGACGCAGATGCAATTGTATATGGGCTGGGCTGAATTGACTAGAGCCATGTATATAGTGGTCAATAAAGACACCGATGACATTTACAACGAGCGCATTGAGTTTGACCAAGCAGCATTTGACAAGATGATTGCCAGAGCCGAGAAAATCATACGCGCACCTGAGCCTGCTATAACCATAGGTGAGAATGCTGATTGCTTTACCTGCAAATTCTGCCGGTTTAGAGATCAATGTTACCACCAAGAAGCGCCCAAAGTCTCATGCCGCACATGCGCTCACAGCACACCAGAGATGAACGGCAATGCTCGGTGGAGTTGCGACCGCCACCACAAAGATTTAACCGTGGATGAGCAACGAGCAGCCTGCGCTGACCACCGGCACATACCTGATCTGCTTAAAAATTGGGCTGAAGTCAAAGACTTGTCAGATAATTACACGCTGCATTATATTAATAAGATAACCAATGCTGAGTTTAATCAGCCAGGTTATACATCCAAAGACATCACAGAATGCCAGAGTAAAGAGATGATTGGCAATCCCGTAGTCACAGAGTTAATTAGTGACATGGGTGGCGAGATCATTAATACTACCAATCCATTTTCTGATATGGCAGATGACTTGCCGTGGGTAACACCAGTAATACAACCAAAGAAAGCAAATGCAAAAGCCAAACCCAAATGAGAACGGAGATTACAGTATGAACGGTATCAGGTTTTGTAGTAATTGCATGATGACTAAAAATACAATTGGTGGTAGCTACAAAATAATTAATGGTGGTAAAGGCCGCAGATGGAGATGTGTAGACTGCACCAAAATAGTTAAAGAACGCGATGAGCGCAGGATTTAATTACAAAAGGAGACGAGCATTGGAAAATCAACAACAAGAGCAACAATTTTTAGCTGACCAAGAAAGCCGATTTATCTGGACAGCCGGTGCAGATGTGCAGAAAGTTTGGCGTAAGCATGGCTGGCAGCCGCCGAGTGAATACCGCAAGGATTTCTTATTTCCTAAAAATAGGGGCCAGAGCAATGACAATTAGCTTGACATTGGCAGTAAAAAGACACCTATTAAATCATCAAAAGATTGAGGATATTAATATCTACCATATTAGCCAGTTGCCTAAACTGCCACCTAAAGGCGCATGTTTGCTACAAGATCACTGGTATGCAGCAGGTAAATCTCATAAAGAGTTAAAGGATGTGTTAGATGACTAGAGACGAGGCATGGCAGCGATTCTGCGAGGAGAAAATGCCACAACGTAGAGATTACGTATTTCCGAAAGAGGGTGCATTTTGGGACTGTTGGATCATGGCATGGCGAGCAGGTTATCTGGAAGGATTGAAGTCAATAAAAAAATACAAGGAAAATGGCAATGATTAAGACACCAACGCAGTGGGCAATTGAACGCGGAATAGATGCAGCCGAGGAAATAATGATTGATTACTTGTTACTCAAGGTTCAACAAAAAGACTGGCATGGCGTGTCAGATGCCGCTAATGACCTGCGAGAGATGAGCGCACGAAAGGAGAAGAACACATGAACCTAGAATTATTCTACGTGTGGTTAACAACAACCTGCATTGCGCTCAGTCTTGGCTTTGCTTGGGGCTTTGACGTAGGTATTAAGCAACCATAGTGCTGGCTTTAGCCTCAACGTCAGCAACCCTTTTTAACCATCCTTTGCCGTATACAGCAAACGTGGGCAATGACTTGTAAAAGTCTTCTTTAGCTTTACTAAATTTAGGCAGTAGGTCTAGCGGTGACACAGAGTTAATTGCTCGCATGGTGGCTGGCCCCATTGCACCATCGGCCACTGCACCTACTGCTTTTTGAAGTAATTTAACGGCAGCTCTCGGACCGGCATTAATTGCAAAGTCAAATGCAGCGTAGTCAGTGCCTGCTGGCAACTGATCTCCACATACAGCATCCCAGTAGTTCTTCTTATACAAAGGCTTAACGTCTTCTTTCTTTAAAGCCTTCATGTCATCTTGCGTGACTTTCTTGCCGATGTGCGCCTCCCAATTAGCTTGGGTGCAACCCCACATTGTGCAGCCTTTACGACCATCCGGCAGCTTGTTACCAGGATCGCGCTCGTCATTAGTAAAGCCACCTTCGTGAGCAATCACTAATTCAAATGCTTTATCCCAATTCTCTTTCATTGCTTGCCCTTCATATCAATGATCTTTTCTAGTGTGCGCCCGCCAAAGTAGAACGACATAATCAGCATACCCCACTGCCCTAGCAACTCCACGTAGCGCTCATTAGTATCCAGATCAAATGCGCTCATCATAGCAAACACAAAATACCCCAATATGATGGCTATCAACGTCATAGGACGTATGTTCTTGCTCAACCATGAGTCACTACCCATATCTGATTTGAGGCGCTCTGTGAGATTGTTTTGCTCAAGCTCATAGAGTTTAGTTTCATTAGCCATCTGTGCTAATTCACCAGACTGCGCTAATTGCGCTAATTCTAACTGTGCTTTGGCTTTAGCCTCTGGATCGGGTATCAGCTTGTCAATTAGTTTTCCGCCAATGCCTAACAGCGCGTCTAATCCAAACATATCATTTACCCTCTAAAAATTCATCCAGTAAAGCTCGAAATTCTAAACTATCCGCAGCGCCTAGCATTGCCGCTTCATTTTCTTTAATTATCATCAACTGAGACTTGTTACATCCTGCTCCGTTTTTCTTAAGCCAATCTAACGTAAGTCTGTATCTTTGCTCTGGGTTATGTGTAGCTAGTGCTATATATTTAAAGGTCGCAAGACTGCATTTATTGTCTGCCCAAGCCAGAAACAAACAACAAGTTGTGATTGGGACAATTAAAAACCATTTCACTTTGCAAGCTCTAAACTCGCAAAATTAATCCGAGTCTTGACCGATGTTAAGTCTTGGGGTTCTGCCTTCCAAGTAACCGATACATAGCCTGCAAACTCGCCAACCGGTGGGGGAATACTACCGCGACAGACAAACTTGCCGCCTTGCTTAGATTCCCATTCACTGGACTTGCCCACAACCACTAGCTTGTCGCAAGCTACCTCACCCGCCAACATCTGGATTACAGCAGAATTACGAGCAGGATCAGCGCCAAATAAACTAGAAACCAACCCATCAAGACTCCTATCTAAACCTTTTTCATTTAATGCAAGCATTGTTATACGTGTATTAGTAACCAAATTAACCTTATGCACAACTACTGTGACTGCATCTAAGTCTTTTTGCAATGTCTCAGCCACTGGGATCATTGCATCACGCTCTTTAAGCTGTGGTAGCTGCTCGTGCGACATAATGGCGTTAAGAATGACTTGCCTGCTATCCCATGCAAAGTAACCAAGACCAAATAGCGTGACCAGTATCACAACCTCTAGCAGCTTAAATGGCGAGTCTACCCACTTAATTAAATCAATGGCTTTATCCACCATGCTAGATTGCGTCTTAATCTCAGACCTTACCACTGGCTTCCGTGGTGGGCGCTTTGCTTTAGGTTTAGCAATAGTCATCTATCCACCTTTTTATCTAACTTGCAGAATATCTTGTCAAGCATTTCATACACACGTTTTAAATCATCTCGATAATCTTCTTTAGTTAAATAAAGCCCAGGCATTTCTTGCAAACGATCCTCAATTCGATTAATAGACCGCGTTATGGAATTAAGAATCCATCCACCTAAGAATCCAGCGCATCCAAGAACAACATTAATGACCGTTTGCGTATCCATTAGTCTGTGCCGCCTGCTTTATCAGTCTGCTCTACCTCTTTGACTTGTGGCGCAGCTTGTGATTGTATTTTAGCAATCAGAGCCTGAACCTGAACAAATGGCATTTGCCCAAGCGCATTAAGAACACCATTAACCTCTGCCAAATCTAATTCTAATTTAATCATAAATTCCTCAAATTAAGAAAGGTAAAATAACAGTAACGCCACCTGCTGTGGTAGCCACAAAGTCCATAAATTCAACTCCATGCGGTGGTGGCAGACCTTGCTTTGCCGCTTTGTAATTAGCCAACCAGTCGGTAAACTCTTTCAATGCGGCAACTGCGGCACACACGCCTAGAGATAACCAAACAATGTGTGTTAGGCACATTATAACGCTACAAATTAAAGAGCCATAGAAGTAATGCCCTAGTTTATCTGGTGGGATTGTTGGCAGATTAGGTAGGTTCATTTGGATTCCAATGCTGTTATTTTTAAATTAAGTTCTTTAATTGCATTGATTAAATACCAAGTTAAGTTGTCAGATTGAACAGACATAACTCCTGTCGATTCTGTTTTAACGCAATCAGGTAATATTTGTTGAAGTTCTTGAGCAATTGCACCTAATTGAACACCAGACTTTTTGATTGCATCTGTTGGCTTAAGTTCTGCATCTACTTCTTCAGGTAAACGATACTCAAAGTTACGCACTTGAATAGATAATATTTTATCTAAACCTATATTGTTATCGACAATGTTTTTCTTTAATCTTTGGTCAGATGTAACAGACCAAGTAGCGCCGTTATTGCCTTGGTAAACGCCACCACCATTAGGATTAATAAATCCTGTTGAGCCACCCTTCCCAGTACCACCACTACCGCTACAAACAACAATTTCATTAGTTACATTATTGGCTGATCCAGAAGAACTATTACCAATAAAAGTATTTGAACCGCCTGTGGTTATATTTGCACCCGCCGCTTGCCCAACGGCAGTATTTTGACCGCCAGAAGTTGCTTGGTACAAAGCAGCGCTTCCAACTGCTGTGTTGGATGAACTTGTGCTACCATTTAAAGCATACCGACCTATACCCGTATTATCAGTACCAGTAATATTTGCTTGTAAAGCTACATTACCATAGGCCGTATTTCTAGCCCCACTCGTATTAGCCGCTAAAGCACTAACACCCATCGCCGTATTATCAGATACAGCGCCAGCGCCGCGACCAACAGTAAGACCATAAACAGTTAAGTCAGTACCAGAGTATAAAAGATTGGCTGAGTCTGTTAGTAAACCTGCGGTGGTAGCGTAAGGTACGCGCCCAGATGTTAAGCCTGAGTCGGTAATTGAAGTGCCTGTAATAGAAGTAAATGAACCTGCTAGTGGTGTAGAAGTTCCTATAATTACGTTATTAATCTGATTGCCACCACCTGCTATCGTACCACTTAAGGTAAACGCACCAATAGTATTTGCAGTTAATGTTGTGCCGTTGAATGTAAGATTGGCGGAGTCAACTAAAAGACCTGCTGTAGAAGCGTATGGAACACGCCCAGATGTCAACGCAGAGTTAGTCAGTGTGCTAACAGTCGCAGCTCGACCATAACTTAACGCATCGCCTAGTGTAGTTGCTGCGGCAATGCCAGTAATCTTAAACCCGCCCATAGGAATATTAGCAGTCGGTGTAGTCTGCCCGTCTTTAGTGAGCGCAGTAGTAAGACCAGTTGCAAGATCAGCAGTCAGTGCGTTAAACGCAGTCGAGCTGATTACTGTGCCAGTAACTACTGGTTGACCTGCTGTGTTGATGTTAAATACGCCGCTTCCATTGTATGACATGATAGATTCCTTTATTTACGATACTGTTGCATGATGCTGTTAGTAGGTGCGCCAACATTAGGTATTGATAGCAATTTTGCAATTTTCTCGCGCAATGCTGCTTGCGCTTGATCTCTTGCTGGTGTTCCTATATCTCTACCAGACAATGCTTTTCTAATCAATTCCTCATTAGCAGATGTTGTAATTTCAGCTTGAATTGGTTTAGTCATTAAATTAATACCAGGCACTTTATTACCTAAACTCAATAAATCAGCCAATAATTGTGGCGCAGTATTAGACCTGCTTGGCGCAGCAAATGGTGGTTCTGCTGTCATTGCTAATACGCCACGTTTTAACGTGTTTATTTGAGTCAATTCATCTGCATTAAACAATTCACTTAATCTATCTTTACCAATTGAGTCTAATGCTTTTCTAAATTGTATACCGTTAAACTCTTTATCGCCATTTGATGTGGCTTTATTGTATGCCCATTTAAATGTTTCAGATTTTAAATTACTCCAAGCATCAGCGCCTTCTGGAGATTTATCTAATGATGTTTTTAATGCTTTAATATCTCTAACATCGCCATTTAAAACATATTTATTAAAGAATTTATCAGGCGCAACATCTGAAATAGCAGCAGACACGCCTAATCCTGTTTCCTGTGCAGCAAATCTATCCGCTGCTGCTTTTCTAGCAGTTAATAAAGCCTTAGTTGCGCCTTCTTCTGGAATATCCAATAATGCTTCAGTTAAACCTTTTTTAATTTGCATTAAAGCAAGAGCGCCAGGTGTGCCTTTACCTGGATTATTGTTATTAATTAAACGATTTAATTTATCTGCTTCATTAATAGTAAGCAATTTTGTTTGCTTCCCATCAAAAAAGCCAAATTCCTGCAATCTTTTCATTACTGGTGCAGGTATATTTTCAGAGCCAAATTCATCAACAATTCTACCGGCAGCATCCGCTATTTTAGTAGCAGGCACTGTTGCATTGGTCGCATTGTGAGATTTGTATGCGCCATATAAATCATTAACAATTTGCCCTAATTCACTATCTTGCTTTTGAATTGCTTTTATAGCAGTTTCAGATGCCTGATATGGTGTTTCTGTTCTCTTAGCTGGTGGTAATCCAGTAATTTGAGAAATTAATTTATCTGCAAAATTCTTTGCAGCAGTATCTTGTTGTATATATCTTTCAGTCAATGGAGTAGAGCCGCCTCTTTGTGCATCTCTTGAACTAACCTCATATTTTTGCAGATTTCTTTCAGTTGTCCATTGAGCTGGATTACGAGTAACTTGTGCGCTAGTAGCTGATCCTTCACCTGCAATTGACTCAATATCTGCTTTTCTCATTAATGCAGCAGGATCAAGTTTGCCGGTAACAACTAGCTGAGTTTTAGCATCATCCAATAAGGATTTCTGCATCGAGCTGCTAAGATTATTAAAATCAAAACCATGATCTTGCAACATCAATTTAACATTTGTTTTAATATTAATATCTGGCGTTAAATCTACTTTAAATTGCCTTAAAGCATCCGCTAGAGTATTTTTAGTGCCTTGCATTAAATGCGTAGCACCTGCGGCAGCATACGGTATAGCGGCATTTACTACACCACCACCGGCAGCGCCAGTGGCTGCTCTTATCAAACTAGATTCGTTTGTGTTCTCAGGATTAAAATTAGCATAACCACTAAGACCACCAGCAACAGCACCAGACATAGCTCTTGGCACTAAACCTACAGCTCTTGTCTGCGGCACTAATGAAGCAGGAGTCGCTATATTTCCAAGCAATCTAGCGTAATCAAAGCCAGGTCCTTCGGGTTCTTTGCCTACGTCTGCCAATGTCTTTTGTGATGCAGGAATGGTAGGCACAGCAGCTTGCCTAGCTTTTTCATAATTAGCTATTTCCTGATTAACTTGATCTGTATACGCTTTTGCTTCTTCGGGATTTTTAATGTTTAAATACTTTTGTTTAACGCCTTGATAAAAATCCATCATACCGCGACCAACACCAGCACCAAACGATGGCGGTTCTACTTTAGAAATATCTGTTGGCATAATTCTCATGCCGCCTGCTTGCGGCACAGCAGCCGCCTGAGGCGCATTTCCTGACTCACCCGCAATAAGTGCTTGTAACTCAGGAATGCTTAACTTCTCATAATCAATATTTGTCTCAGCCATTATTTAGCCCCTGATAACAATTTGTTGGCCAATGCTTGCATTGCAGCCAATTTCCCTGGTGGGAATATTGGATTATTTTTGCTGTATTCTCTAATTAGCTTTTGAAATCCTGCATCTAATTGACCATTTTTATCAATATAATCGCCTGCCATTTCAGATATTAATCTATCTCTAGCAACCTTTTCTTTTGATATTTGGATCATCAACATGCGGCCTTCTTTACTTTGCGCTAATTGAGGGACCATACTTTGCAATAGTTTTGTCTCACCTAATGCCATAGCACCAGGCATTAAATTAGTGCCGCCTTCATTTTTAGCTTGCAATGCCAATTGCGTAGTAATCCCTTTAATAGCTTCTTCAGCAGGTAGCCCTTTGGTTGCAAATCCCAAAGAATCGCCGACACTTTTTAATCCGCTAATATTTTCAGCTAACACGCCAGATGCAACATTAGGATTAACCGCTAATTGTTCAACTAATGTTAAATTAGATAAAGTTGTATTAGCTCTTCCAAATTGTTCTTGTAATACTTTTTCTTGCTCTGCAAATTGTCTTGATCTAAGTATATTACCTTCTTCTGTAGCTTTAGATGGCGCACCAAATCCAGATATCATGCTCTTTGTGGTAATTGGTTGACTTGTAGTGCTTTGTGTCGGTGGCACTGTTATTGAAAATGGTTGATTAGGATTTTTTATTTGCAATGCTTGAGCTAATTGTATAGCTTTTGTATCATTAGGCGCAGTTAATGTATTAACAGCACCAGGCATTACGCGCTGTTGCGGAATTGTTTGCTGTGCTGGCGGTGGTTGAATTTGTGGTTGCACAGATGGTTTATTAGGATTTTTTCCAGTCATTAATTCAGTAGCTTGGTTTTGTGTCATTTGACGAGTAGTGCCGTCAAGCATTTTAACTTCTACTAATCTATTACCTTCTTTAATATCATATTCACCTTGAGTTAATTGATTTTGAGAATTAACAAATCCAGGTATATTGCTAATAGTATTTGTATCCTTATTATATACTTGCCCAGTGCCTACATTTGGGTAAAATTCTGGCGGTTGATCGCCTCTTAATAAAGTTGATCCACCACGAATTTGTATTGGTTTATTGGCTTCAGTATATCCACTTTGTATTAATTTTTGCACTTCATTTTCATCACCAGACAGTAATGCTAATCTCCATGCCATTGGAGACACGCCTGGCGGCGGATTAGTTGCACTAACTTTTGGTGTAGGTGCAGGCATTGGTTGACCGCCAGCAGCAGGCATATTGCTTTGTGATTGAACTGCTGCATTTGGCATAGCAGGTGCAGCAGTTGGTGCAGCTTCTGGGATAAGCGCATTTGCTAATCTTCTAGCTTTAATATCTTGTTGCAATGAAGCTAAACCTAATGCTCTAGTTGCCGGATGTTTTAGATATTCTTGAGCTGCTGCATAATCATTGCTTGGAATAACAGCAGTAGCAGGTATTTGATATGCGCCAATATCATTAACGCCACCCTTAACAGCACCACGATCTTGTGCTTGAGAAATTTCTTGCGGATCAAGAACTGCCGCACGTTCTGGCGTTGCTGGTTTACCAATAGAAAGCTCAGATGCCTTTGAAAGAGTGCTCATTAAATCAGTATTGTATTTTTCACCCAATGCTTTCTGTTCTTCCAAAGCAGCAGCCTGGCCTCTACCACCCATATACGCTTGCAACATTTTGGCCAACCCTTGATACGGACTAATACGTGCCTCGATGCCGTTATAGCTAAATTTCTCAATAGGCTGTAATGCTTGAGATTGCATGATCTCAGCCATTTTTTGACGGCGAGCAATATCAGCAGCTTGCGCTGCATACGGGTCTTGCACATTAAAATTATATTCTGCCATGATCTACCTCTATCCGATATTTGTAGTATTGCCTTCAGATGGGAACCCACCAAGATTAGCATTTTGAGCGCCAGGTTTTAATTGACTTCTAAGCCAATCCATACCCATTTGTTTAAATTGATCGGTAGTAGATGGCGTAGCAGGCATTTGCACATTTTGATCTGGCAAAATCATTTGTTGTTGCAGCATTGCCGCTAATTGTTGCCGCCTAGCAGTTTGCTGTGGTGTCTCTGGCATTGCGTTATAAAATTGGTTCATAATAATGCTCCATAATTAACCATTTTGAAACCACTTGGATGTTCTAATACTGCACTTGGCATTACTTTTTCAACTTCATCTGCCATTACACCGCGCTGCCTGCCACCAAATATATCGTATTCATATACGCCTATGCCTAATGGATGATCGCCAACTCTTACAATATTAGATTTTAATCTACGATCTGAAAACATTGCAGCTAATCCAGCTTGACCGGCAGCAGTTGATCCCATTGCGCCTAAAGCGCCAGCGCCTGCACCGGCAAGACCAAATAACCCAGACATACCTGCATTAGCAGCAGATTGCTGTATTCCATATTGTTGCAACGCATTCTGACCTGCTGCTTGAGCGCCTGCAAATATAGGTGCAGGTGCAATACTTTGCCCTTGATACCCTTGAAATTGCGGCATCTGAATTTGCGAGCCAGACATCAATCCAGTAATCTCATTTAATGGTTGATTACGTAGCGCCATTTGTTGAGCCAAAGATTGTTGCTGTGCAGTATTGCCAAACTGTGCGCCGCCCAATGCTTGATTATATTGCTGCAACTGTGCCGCATTTTGCGCTTGTTGTTGCGCTAATGCTGCCTGCTGATTCTGCGATATAGCTTGATTGCCCAATTGTGTGGATGTCACGCCTTGACCAAATAACTGTTGTTGGCGAGCCATATCAGCTTGTTGCTGTGCAAGTGCAGCCTGTTGATTCTGCAATACTGTTTGATTCTGCAAACCTGCCACGCCCATTAATTGATTGTATTGCTGTTGCGCTGCTTGATTTTGTGCTTGTTGTGCGCTTAATCCTTGCCCAAAATTCTGTGCAACTGCTTGATTGCCAAGTTGTTGTGCAGTAACGCCTTGACCAAAGTTTTGACCAATAGCTTGATTTTGCATTTGTTGAGCAGTTGTGCCTTGACCAAAATTTTGCGCTACCGCAGCATTTCGCATTTGTTGAGCAGCTTGTCCTTGGCCAAAGTTTTGAGCAACTGCTTGATTGCCAAACTGACCAGATTGCAGAGCTTGATTGTAACCTTGAGCATTAGCACCAATGTCAAGATTAAGACCTTGCAATGCAGCTTGGGCATAAAGATCATTACCACGCTGATTTTCTTCCAGCATAGCAGTTTGATACGCCTGAGTGCCTGGCACTAAACCTTGATTAGCCAATCTCTGCCGCGTAGCCTCTTGCGAGCGCTCAATCTGTGGCGCTAAACGCGACAAAATAGCTTGCTGGCCGGTTGTGCCTGCATTTACTGGCATAGCGGCAATATTGGCAGTATTAAGCGCACCTTGCGCTAAACCATATTGCCCTGCTCGTGGCCCACCACCGGCTTGACCATAAGCATTAGGATTTACGCTACCTGCCAAACCATACATGCCTGCTTGTGGGCCGCCACCGGCCTGACCATATTGATCTGCTTGTGGGCCATAATTTACGCCTTGAGCATTTACGCCAGCATTAGCTTGACCATAACTGCTTAGATTAGGAGTCTCTGCCAATTGCCCTGCTTGCGGACCGCCGCCTGCTTGACCGTATTGGCTTAAATCCGGTGTTTGTGCAACTTGACCATAATTACCTAATGAAGTTTGGATGCCAGGTAAATTAGGATTAAATGCCTGCCCTAATACACTTTGTGCAGTGCCAATACCTTGCTCGCCTAAACCTGCCAATGCCTTTTGCACACGCTGCTGTGCGTCTAACGTAGCCTGCGCCTCTGGCGTGAGTGTTTGCCTAATGGTAGGCACGTCTTGATCGGCAGTAGTAGTGTATTGCTCGCGTGTAGGTGCTTTGCCAGTAGTATTTAACCAATCCATCAAAGCAGTTTGATAACCTTGCTGGTCAATATCTTGCCCAACCACATTGCCTTCATCATTAGTGCGCTGAGTTGTAAATTTACCAATATCTGGGCGCTCTGCTGATCTGCCTTGATTAGCTTGATAATCAGACATTGCTTTATCATAAGCAGTTTGGTCAAATGTTGGTGTGCCATACGTTACTGTTTGGCTGCCTAACGGACCGTATATATTTGGATTGCTTAACTTAGCCGATGCCCGCGCTGATTCTACGTTAGCAGCGCCTTGCTCTCTAGCTGCACCAGCATAATCAGGTGTTGCGGGTGCTGATACTGATTTTCCCATGATATTTACCCTCTAAGAACCTGCAATTTTTACGCAATAATGTGTAGAAAATGATGTCACCTGTGGGGCTTGCATCGCGCAATCTACATTCTTCACTAAAACCCATATTCTCAACTAATTTAATACTTTTTGCATTATCGCTAACTACCGGCACAACAATTTTATCTACACCACACTGATTAAACGGATAATCAAATATTATTGCTAGATATTGCGCCGTCATCCTGCCAGTTATTGCGATATGACAAAAAATACTCTTTTTATTCCAATTCTCATATATAACGCCTGCTACTATCTTTCCATCTTTTACCAATCCTAGCGCCTGCGATTGAGCCTCATGGTAGCCGCCACTATTCTGCTGCGCTACCCAATGCCCGATCTCAGCGCTACATACTATATTCCAGCCCATCCGACCTGGAATACTACGTCAGTCGATGCCCATTCTATTTGTATGCCCTGACTCTGTGATATTAAATTAACTCCACCACAATACCCAATGCCTGTGATCCCTTGCCAGTTATTTGTAATTGTTGCTGTGGATGTTGCCCAATTAGATATATCCCATTTGCTGCTCGCGCTATCCCATACGCCAAAAGAACTGGGCGAGAATGATAATGATGAAGTAGCAGGCTGCACATCAAAGTCAACATTCATGCCAACAAATACAGCCGGTGTGCCATTGGTAAATAAATTAGGCCGAGCGCGAGTAAAATACTTTTTAACGCCACGTGAACCATAATAATTAAATGCCTGGAGAGCATTAGTCTGAATGTTATTGGTGTCATCAATATAAGTAGAATTCCAGGCGCGACCGACATAGCCATCGCCACCAAAGAATGGATCATCGCTAAAAGTTTCCCAACAATTGGCATTCCAGCCTGAGAAATTACACCAAGACTTAGTGATGTTGTTCATCACGTATTGTTGTTGCTGCCCTTCGGCAACCGGCACATTAATCCATAATGCGTTATTCTTGGCTGAATAGAGAATCTCCCATCCAAACGAGTCACCGTATTGCGTAGTGGCTGCAGTGATAGCGCCCTGTATCTTGTTACTCAAAGCCACACGCGGATCAAGCCTAGAGCTTTGTAGCGAGCCTGCAAGAGGCATTAAACCATCATAAGTAATCAGCAACAGATCGCCCGCGTATTTAAGCATGCAGCGCTTGCCAATAGGCGAGCCTAGCTTCCACACGCCAATTAGCGCCCAAGTTGATGCACTGGCAGGATCAGTGCCTGACCAGACAATAACCTCGCCATTTGACGTAACAAACACTAGATTATCGTCAACTCCATAACCTGCATCAAGAGTCCACGTATCCAAATCAACCAAATAACCGCCGTATTTAGCGATCGCTGACATATCAATATAATTGGCTGCACCACCAACCGCACCGGTCGGCAGATACCATGCTTTTAGCGTATTCTTCTCAATAAACCACACGCGATTTTTAAACAGCGAGATATTGTCTAATGATGTGGTAGTCACGCCGGTAATCGGTATGGCAGATGAGCCGTCAATTGGCGCCCAAGTTGTGCCATTAAACAATAATGGCTTGTCCACGCCATTAACAATGTATAGGTAACTTCCTGCGGCAGTGGTGACGTTAATATGTTCCCACTTGTTATTAGTCAACCCTGTGACCAATGCAGCGCCTACAGCGCCAGAACTTGTTACATCGTAGATTTTTCCATCTGCAAAGGCGTATAGTTTGTCAGTTGTACCGGTAGAGTAATTAATGACCGTCTGCACCTGACCAGTCATGCCGGTGGCCCACTTAGTGTATCCACCACGTAATACAACATTAGATGCAGTTGGAAAGAAATTAGTTAATGTGACCGCATCCATCGGGTCCATATTACTAATTGAGTCTCGCGCATTCCAACCGCCAACTGGTGCAGGCACAGACTGCACATTGGCTGCATTGCCTTGCACCAGTCGATTAATTTGGACCATATCCCGAATCCGGTATGTTGTCGTAGCCGATTAAAACAGTGCCAGGTCGTGGTGCAAAGCTCAGATTAGCGCTAGACATATCGAGCGCCATCGCAGCCTCTAACTCATACAAATAATCACGATATAGCGCAGTGGTGTCAAAGCCCTTAGCTTGAAAGTATTTTAGCTTAGTAGCCAAAACCATCAAGCGATCTGGATAGATAGTTGTATCACTATCAGCAGTAAAACTGTTTTTGACTGTGCCATCTGCGGCATTTGCCCAGCCCTTGCTGCGATACTCAAAACCTAAATATTCTGGCCCACTATTACCTGGCCATATTTGAAAGTAACCACTAAACAAGCGCCAACGAATACGAGGACCGGTTGAGATATAACCAGATAACAACCATTCCCACTGCTGTGCATCTTCGGGGCCTAGCATTTCCCAATGTTTAGACTTATCCCACATCGTGCGAGGCACTAAAGCCTCGTAATCGCTCGGCAAGCTGTATTTCATTTTCTGGAAATATAAAGTAGCGTCAGCGCCACCGTCTGCTGCAAAGTTTTGATTTAACGTGACTTGAGTAGACGAATCAACAGACGCAATAAACGTATTCTGGTTAATACCAGTGCCAATTGCTTGATAGGTCGTATCTAACCCTGCTGTGCTTGGGATGCCCGTAATAACACGAGAGGCAGTTGTCCAATTGCCAGTGGTCGTTAGATATTCAGTGTAAAAAGCATGCTGCTTTGTTAGTGCTTGCCACGGATGCCGCCGTAAGAACTCATAGCCTGCGGCATTCATTAGCGCCAATATTTGAATTACGTCTTGATTCGTATTCCCTGCAACTGAAGCAGGGGTCGAAACCCCTAGCTCATTCGTAACCTGCTGCACTAACTCAAGCATCGTGCTCGACATATTTACACCTCTTTACGGGGCCGCCCTGGCTTGCGCTGATTTTCTAAAATCATTGCCATTTGCGCTTCTAATTCCTGCAATTTCTTTTTAGTTTCCGATAATTCTGTAGTATTTTCAGACTGATTTCTGCTTGTTATATAAGCCCGCGCACGTTCACGCAAACCCATTGCACCCATGCCTACACGCTGCAATTGACTATCAGACGCGGTAGCAACCTCCTCTACGCTCTGAAATTTCAATATCTGCAATTCAGCCATTTGAGCGCTGCTAAACTCTTCTGGCTGGTCAATATGCCATTGGTTCAACGGTGTGCCTATAACTGGTCCATCTGACTGCGACATTTGATAATGCAACCATTGCCTAGCAAAACGCTCTTTGTGATGATCTCTTACAAGCTGCTCAACCACGTTTGTAGAATCACCCGGCATCATAATCCGAATGAACGGCATATCTTTGTATGGTTCTTTGTCGTATAAATAAAACTCAACAAACAAAGCTGCATCTGCATTATTAACATCGCTGTCTAGCATAATTTTCTCCTGTGGGGATTGGATTACAATACAAATCACTCCCACCGTGTAGGGTGAGAGCGATCAGTTTAAATCATTAGGCTGTTAAAACAGAAGCCCAGGTTGTGGCAGATGTAGCAAACAAAATCACAGTTTTAGCGGTAGCTACAGACAGTGTGCTTGCGCCTGCATTGATGGTTGAACCTGATTTTGGGTAAACAGTAATTGTCTGGCCAGAATCATTACGCAGACCGATCATTGCGCCTACTTCGGTAGGTGGCAAGATAACGCCAGTTGATGCAGAACTGGTAGTAAGTGTATTCCAGACTGCGGATAATTGTAGTGCGTCAGCAATCGTGCTACCAGTAGCAACCAAGCCAGTAGCGCCATCGCCACAGATGCTAGTTGTTGCTAATCCCGAATTGCCAGATGCTTGAACTCTTGATGGAATTGCCATTTTTACTTCTCCTTTTTAACGTAGAAAATTGCATTTTCTGTGTTATGACTTGAGAATATCACTTCATAATCACAGAACTTGCTTGCCCACCATTCATATGGAAATACTGAAACATGCAAATGCTGACCAATTAATTGCCCCATATGATCTGGCAATAAACTAATCTGAAAGAATGCGCGATCAACACACTGCATAATATTTTTAATAACTGCATCAACATCGTCTGTTGGTATATGTTCCATCACATCTGTGCAATAACCAACATCTGCTTTTAAATCAATAGGATGCGTTAAATCTGCAACAGTTAATTTAAATTGAATATCTTTATCCAAGCAATTATCAGAGAAATCAACCATCTGAATATTGCATTGTGTTAATTCGTGTATACGTTTACTACCGCGACCAGTGCCGCAGCCAAAATCAATTACTTTATCATCGCAGTCTATTTTAGCTAATTCTACAAAATAATCAGCAATTAATTCACCTGGTGACATATTACGATATGCAGGTATATCCCACATCTTTTGATACTTTTCTTGCTCTGGCATTAAATCTGGGCGCTCGCGCATTTTTCTTACGATTGCCATAATTAAACCATCGCTATCAACGGTAATGATGCAGCCTAAATCAATTAGGTTATTGCATACAGTAGGAAATAACTCAGCCTGTCTAGCCATTGCCAGTGAGCTAGTAAATACTGCGCCATCCAATGTAACTTTGCACAAAACGTCGTTATCGTTCATTGGCTGCTTATACGCATGACCCATTGCATGACGATGCGATGAATCATAGCCAAATAGGTGCAGCTTGCGATAGCCCATTGTGTATGCAAGACACATGCTTGATAGCCCAACAGTCGTGCCACCGCCGATTAAAGCGTATTCCTGATCGTGATTTGGCAGGTGATCTTCCATATCATCCATAGCCGGATGCCATGTAGTAATATTATCTTCATCATTAAATAACGATGGGTGACACTGGCTTGAGAATAGATATTCTTTAGCATCGCCGATCAAGTCAATATTGCCTGGTCGTGCGTCAAGTATAATTTGATAGTCAGGCACAATGCCATGACGATTTAAGAACTTAGCCGCGCCATTAAGTGCAAATATCTTTTGCCCTAATTCGCGCCGTTTTTCAATAATTGGTAGATAATCTGCAACAGATGGACCGCCGCCAACAATCACTGCGTGACCGTCATGCGCTGGCATTTCTTTGATCCATTTTTGACAACTGCGAGAATTTAATCGAATATTGCTAAATAATTCTGCGTCATCGGTATTACAGAGAATCTCAATATCCATAAAAAACGGCGAGAGATTTCTCTCCCGCCATCTCCTTTCGCTGATTAGGTTATACGACCTTGCAGATGTGGGCGATTGATTACAACATTGACCGTAGTGGTCGCAGAGGCAACAGTCGCAGCATTAGCAGTGCGAGCGCCAAGAATCTCTTTGCCCGAACCTGTTGCGCCAACTTTACCAGTAGATTTGACACCAAATGCAACAGTAGGTGCAAAATTGCTACTTGTAGATTTGTTTACAACAGCAGTGCCTTCAATCTGATACCAACCAAACAGACCGGCAGTGTTTGCTGACATTGCAACGGCAACTGGACGAGCTTGGTTGCTGGTGGTAGCGCACAATGTCGTTTGATAGGTCGTGCCATCGTAAGTTACTAACGAGCCAACTGTAGTGCTTGCAACACCAACGAGCAAAATAAACTCACCTGCGCCGTAGGTAGGATCAAAAGCACGTTCAATTTGCCCTAAAACAGCAGGTGGGGTGGGAATAGCTGACGTGCCATTCGCCATCGTTACGCCAGAATCAGTTTGATTGATCTGTAGTAAACCTGCTTTGTTGTCATCAAAAGTATAAGCCATTTTAAATTTCTCCTTAGGCTATCAAAACGCCGCTAAATTGCGGACCGCTTGAAGTAAGATTACCAGCCCAACCAATTAGCTTAACAATAGCATCTTGGTTAATAGCTTGGCGCTCACCACCAATAGGCACAAAATTGCGGTCAACGTGCGGTCTAAACATAATGTATTTAGTATTCAAGAACCACATGTGATTAGCAGTAGCGGCAGAACCGATACCACCGTCTAGCACAACGTCTGAAGCCATACCTGCGCCGTAGTATTTCAACGATGCAAAGCCTGCGCCTGCCATGCTTGAGCCAGAATCAGAGATACGCTGAATTGACTGCAACGATTGCAGATACAAACGGTAGTAGTTATTGTCAGCAACGATCAAGTCGGGCTTGTCCGTTCCACGAATCAACTGCACAGCAACCGAATCCATATACTGTTGGATGTTCGATGCAGTAGTAGCAGCGCCACCATTGGTTACGCCTGAGTATGCAACCGAGCGCCAGAATGAAAAAGTAGCGCGATTGATACCGCCGTATGTGCCGGTAGCAGGACTATCAGGCACAGCAGCAGCCAAACCGGTGATATTCTTGCCGCTATTGCCAGTGCCATCCAAATAGATATCGCTACCTAAACGGTTAGCTAACTGAGCTTCAGCAACATTCATACGGCCATCTAGCAAGTCAATGATTGCTTCTTTGCCGCTATTCTGGATCATTTCTAAACCAGAGATCGACACAGCAGCAGCGTATTGCGTGATGCTAAATTGCGCAGCACTAATTGGGCTATTTTGGCTGACGTTTAATACTTCATAACCAGAATATGAATTCGTGTTATTGGTAGTGGTGTCGTTATACATAATCTCTTGGAGGATTACGTTACCGCCTGAGAAAGTCTTTACATTGCCACGTTCTTTAAGGCGGCGTAGTAAAGCATTGTTATTCGTTACGTTATCAGCTAATTCACCACTACGGCTTTGAATGTTAGTCGCAATGATGTCGCTGATAGAGCTATTGGCAAATGCCATGTTTAATACTCCTTATCAGTTTGAGATCAAAAACGTGAACCGATGGCATCAAACTGCTCTGCCAACAATCCTCGTCTGTCTTGCGCTTTGGTAGCCGTGACCACTCCGGGTGTAGAGCTTCTAACGCTAACCGCAGCCGCCCTAGCTGATTTCGCAGCTTTGTCAGCTCTTGATCTTTTCTCAGCATCCAATTCAGCTTGTCGGCTTTGTTGAACAGTATCAAATAGATTAGAGTCGAGGCGTATTGCTTTTTCGTACGCATCTTCAAGTGTTTGTGCAACACCGCTTTGTAGCAGTTGCACCATCACCGGTCGAGCTTCCTCAAAATACTCAGCCTTTTGAGCAAATTGGTTTATTTCGCCCAATAAAGACTGATTTTGCACCTGTTCTTGCTGTTCCTTCCAAGTCATTACCTCGCCACGAACTTTATTTAATTCGTTTTGAAGTGCATAAATAGTCGGATCAATCGGGTTTTGCTGTGGGCTTTGCTCGATTTGTCCTAAATTTACACCATATTGTTGTGCAAGTCTACTAAATAATTGCACTTTTTCTTGTGGTGTGCTATAGCGCAGTGAATGATCCGCCTCAAGCAGCGCTTTTACCGCATCTTTAGGCTGCAATCCAAGCCCGCGTATTGTGCTTTCAAATGGCGTAATTACTTCCTGCATTTGATCTGCAAATTGCGCTTTGCTAATTAATGGTTCAACGCCTGCTCGCATTTGTTCTTCGCGCTGCCAGGCATACTCACGCAATTTAGGATCGGCAGTTTTCCAGACCTCGTGATAATCTTTTTTCCACGATGCTGGTGGGCGTGACCATACCGGTTCTTCGGCAACGTCTTGAGTTTCTTGCTGCTCTTGAGCTTGTCTAGGCGCAAATTTACCGTCTGGCGCTCTAACTCGTTCTTCCTGCTCTGGCCTTACATCTGGTGGATTCTCTGCGATCTCATCAAATTGTTGAGACAGCATTTCGCGTCTAGCATCGGGTGATTCAGCCAATGGTGCAATTTCATTTAATGATTCAGACATTTGTATTTCTCCCTGTGGGGGTTATTTACGATTAAAACGAAGATCATCACGCAGCTTTGTGAGGATTTTATTAGCCTGGCTGTGCGTCATTCCCGCGAGCTGTTCGCGCAACACTTCCCGTCTGCTGTCTTTAACTTGAGTCGGTCGAGTTTCCATCTTCTCGTTCCCAATCTCAATACAATTGTGCGCTCTTAAATGCGCTCGATGATGCGATCTGCTAGTAATCATGCTGCCGTCTGCCATGCTTTGATATGGTTGAATATCTGGCATCACGTAATGCAGCTCAGTGGTGGGCGTGTGACCATCTAACTCGATAGCTTCGCCATCTCTGTATATCCAAGATTTTCTCATAATAGGGCCAATATTTCCTCGTCATCCAAGTCAATGTAATTACTCCAAATTGCCTCAACCCTGTCAAGATCGGCAAATAGAGCGTCATAATCAATCTGCTTTACCGGCATTTCCTGCTGATCTACAACCAACTGCGTAAACGGTTCTGCTATTTCCTCGGCAAACTCTGGTCTGCCTTCCACTACTATTTCGTAGGCATTTAATATTGCTTCGCGCCGCTTGGCTGCCCGCGCTTGTTCCTCTGCAAATTTCTTACCTAAAAAGTCACCATCGTGCGTATCGTCAATCACAATGATTGGCTGGGCTGCTACCGTAAGAGTGCCGACCTGCCCTGTTGCCTCAACGCCTGTGAGCGCCACCACGACATCAATACCAACACTACCCACCGCACCGGTAGCCTGCACTCCTGTAAGCGCTACAGTGACCGCCTCGCCCTCAGTGCCGACCTGCCCTGTTGCCTGCACACCAGTAAGCGCAATGGTGATATTGGCTGTAGCTGTGCCAACTGCGCCAGTTGCCTGGTTACCGCTTAATGCAACACTCTTGGATGCGCCTAGATTGCCTACACCGCCAGTGGCTTGATTGCCAGTGACGGGTAAACTATCCCAAAGCGCAGCATCCCAAGTGCCGGTATCCCAAGCGCCTTGTGCCATTAAGCAATTCTTACCAGTGCGTTAGTCGCATCGTTTGTCGGCATTGTTAACGTGAAATTGCCCGCCGTGACAGTCTGAGCACCAAACGTATGCACTGAGATTGCCTTATTGCTTTGAGTTGAGTTATAGACCAACGCGCAGTCAAATGACGTAGACAGCGTTACATTAGTCCAACTAAAGCTCGCGCTCGGTGTCCAATACGCAGTCGTGCCGGTGCTTGTTGGCGCTGTTGCATTAGTAACGGTAACACCGCCTGCACTGTAATTAGTGCCGCTAACCTCGCCTGTAACGGCATAGGCTGTCGTGCCTGCGCCCTGACTAGCACTAGCAAGGTATAATGCCGCCTTGAGCGTATCGGCTGTTGTAGCAGCCCTTACAACGCTTGTGCCAAGCGCATGGATGCCGCTCAATATCTCAGTCTTAAAACTCGTACACATCGCTTGGCTGTTAGCCATTGAAGCCCCCTATTTCAGTTGTTGACACTACTGCTTTTTTTAAAGTCACATGCACCGACCGATGCACCATCTCGCCACATGTCCAATATTCCACCCATGTGGTGCGCTCGTTCTCATCCTCAAATTCACCTTCGCGCTTTTCTAGCAGCGCCTCATCCATCTCACCTTTAGTGGTATTAACCATGATGCACCTCTACGCCGATCACTTTACCGTCTGCGCCGCGCACCACGCGCTTGGGCGCTGCTAACATCTGCATTGCTGTGCCAATTTTGTCCATTGTCTCTCCGTGCATGTTTTGCATATTGTTTTGCATATCAGCCATACGATGGATTGCATTAGTTACATGCTCACCAAGCTCTGCGCTGATCTTCTCGGATGCCGCTTGTTGCGCCTCGATCATTGGCAGATCAAGCCCAGGATTAGCACCGATCCGCGCAACCATGATCTTAGTTGCCGCATCAAGCTCTGCCTTCCACTTCTCCATATCTTGCCGTGATCTGATTTCCATCTCTTTTAATTGCTGTTCGTGCTGCTGTTTTTGAGCCTCAATCTGCGCTGCATTTTGAGCCTTCATCTGCTCAAGCTGCGCCTCTGCCTGTATTTTGATCTGTGTAGCCTGGGTATCAGCTTGCATCTTCATTTGTGCGATCTGGCCATCTGCTTGCATACGCGCCTGCTCACTAGCTTGTTGTGCTTTGATCTTCTCAGCCTCTGGGTTTGGCTTGGGCTGCGGATTGGCTTGCGCTTTCTTCAACTGGTCAAGCGCTGCGTCTAATGCGCCCTCAATTGGTTTGGATTGCTTGAATGCCGAAATACCAAATTTCATTATTTCTACCAGCATTGGTGTCATCTCTGGGCTTGATTGTGCAACCGGTAGCGCCTCACGCATAAAACCTCCAAATGCCTGAATAAACTCCATCCGGTCGCGCTTGGTCTGCGCCTCATCAATCTGCACCAACGAGTCAGCAGCAACCTCAATCCTAAAATTACGCAGTGGCTTGTCTTTAATAAGCTGCAACGCTTGCGGTATCATCTGCTGATCGGCAGGCTGCATCTGCTGTGCCGCAGCATAGCTTAGTATTGTCTGTGGTTGGAATTTCGAGCAGATAACCTGCGCCTTTAACCGAATAAGCTCACTGGCAAATAGCGCCACATCCTCCTGCATCGAGCGAAGTCGCAGACCTGCATACTGGCCTTTGATTTGTTGTGCAGTTGCAGTCTCACTTGCGAGCGATGCGCCTCGGATAATGTCACTAATCCCAGTGATTTCGTAGATTTGTTGTTTGATCTCGGTGCGAGCGCGATAACACTGCATCAACGCCTCGGCAAGCTGGTCAATTGGCAGAATATCAATGCTGCCTTTTAGCCCGCCCTTTTCACTGAATGCCATCCATTTATCAACTGGGATCAACGTATTGTTGTCACCCTCAGTCAATAAACGCTGCAATGCAGGCTGGCTTGCGTCATACACACCACGAACCCGCAGTGCTTTGACTAGACCGTCAATCCGATCGCTAAGAATATCTAACTCATTGGCCTGGTCTTGATATAGAACAAAGTCCGGCACTGGAATTAGTGTATCGCTAGTGGTCGTGCTGTATAACGGTTTACCGCAGGGAAAGAATCCCTCCACACCTAACGGATCATCACGCTCATCAATAATGCTTGCATGATTCTTACTAAACCAGTAAACCTTGCCCGATTCTTTATCCCACAGCTCGCATATCTTAGCGCGAGTGCGCTCTTTGGTATTCTGGCCATAAGTAGTTTGTGTATCTGGATTTGAGTCTAGCGGTATGGTTTTGGCCATTTCCTCGCCAAAGCGCTCAACTAGAGCCTCTTTCGTCATGTATACCCAACGCCATACGCACGTTACTTCTTCCCATGTGCGAGCAACAGAATGCCCAAAGTCTTTCCAATGCACATAATCAGTCGGCGCACACTCATATTCGATCTGTTCTTGCGGTTCAACCTTGCCCGCAGTCGCACCCAACGCAGTCTGTGGCTTACCATTTTGATCTACCTCGTCAATGTCCTCAGTGACTTGCAAGCCATCCTCTGGCACATCCTGCTTAGTGACATGTGGTTCATACCGCACCCACGCAGTGCCACGACCGCCCAAGAACCGATCCTCGACCGCATGGCGCATAGTGCTGCGAAAGTCTGGGTAATGCTCAATCTCAAAGTCAAGCGCCCGCTCAATTAATTGCCCAGCCACACGGCCTACTGGATCATTATCCCCAAATCGGCGCGACACGTCAGCCTTGGGCAGCTTGGCATAAACAGCAGGTATAAGCGTCTGCACGTTTGACCACAGAATATTAAATTTAGCCGTTTCGTTTGTGTGCGAGCTGCGATTGTCATCACGATAGCGCTTGACGATCTTTTGTGATCGAGCTTCCCATTTCTTAAACTCATTGTCGTAAGCACCGACAACATTGAGCCATTTCTGCACACCAGTGCTAGTCTGTTCCATGTTATTGCCTAATAATTAATTGGTTAATCGGCATTACTTATTTCTCGCGGATATTGCATGAGCCTTAGCGCGAGCATCTTCTTTGCTGGATGCGCCCCATGCTTTAAGCGCTAACGCTAGGCGTGTTGGCTTGCCGTTCTTTTCCATCGGACCAGGCATGTTGCCCATTCGCGCGAGAAACGAAGCTCTGCGAGGGTTATCGCCCGCCTTGACCGGTGGCTTTAATTCGCCGCCTGTCTCAGCCTTGTAGCTTGCCCTGCCCTTAGCATTCAAGCCACCAGACGGATTCTTGCCCTCTTTCCTAGTCCACGCTGCGCTCATTTTTACGAGAATATCCCGACAGCCATCACTTCAACGCCTGCGCCGGTGGTAATCTTCCAAGCGCCGTTAGCCGATACCGCATTTAACTCAATGTTGTATACGCCAACACCGCCGCCTACGCTATTAGGCAATACGGTATGCGTCAGAATGCCTGCGCCTGTGCCGTCAACAACCTGAACCAAAGATGTTGATGCGGTAGTCACTGTGCAAATCAAACGATGCAGGTAGTCACCGGCTGCGCCTGTTGGCCCTAATACCTGCTCTGTTTGTGACGCTGCAACATGCTCATAGAAATAACGATAGGGATTGTTTACGCCGCTCATAGCCTTTGACTCCTAGTTGTTTTGTGGGAAGCCCACATATCATTTAAAGTAACTTCGTTTTGTGAACCAACCATCAACGGTTTAATTACATTAGGCGCTTTCACTGTAGGTTCTAAGCGCCAAGCCACCGCTAACATTCTGAAAGCATCGGCTGGGTGACTGCACCAATCGTGCCTCGGTCGATCCCTAAATGCTTTTTTATCCTCGTCATACTCGCGCTGATACTGCCTGAGCGCCTCGATGCCATCTTCGCATTTGACTGAATCAAACCAACAACGCGGCAACACCTGCCGCACTGCCTGGATGCCGTCTTGCACACCAAGATCAGGCACAATGGCCATGTTATTGATGCCCAAGTATTCAGCCAACTGCTCGATCACTGACTTACCGGCTGCCGCTAGTGTCTTAGCCCGCGCATCGTGCGGCAAGTAATGCTTGCCATACTTATATGGCTTAGATTTGATGACCGCAGCCAAGTCACTGATATTCGCACCCGACACGCCGTAATACTCAAGAATGTGCAGCTCGCCTCGAATAACCTGATACCACCAGATCGCGGTATCGTCTCTGAAACCCAAGTCCCAGGCTGTATGCACTGGTAGACTTGTATCATACTCAATTGGCGTTATCCTGCCCTGCTCGGTAGCCTCGCGCATTTCTGTTCCGTAGTATGCGCCCAAGATCGCAGCCTCAAAGCTGCATTCCATCTCTTGCAGGTATTGATCCTCGCTCAACTGTGCGCGAGCTGCCGCAAGCTCTGACTCCGGCAGCAGACCGCTAGTGCTTGCCGGTAAGCGCAGCAAGAACCATTCGTCTGGTGACTTTGATGCAGTCTGATATATTTGCC